TTTGGTAATTTCAATGCTACGAACACAATGACGACGTATAGTAAAATCGTGCAACCAACTCAATCAAAAATTAGGTTGTATGCTTACAACACCAAGGATGACAAAGCGTATTATGACAACATCTCAGTCAAAGAAATATCTGTAGAGTCACCAAGCACTTATTCTGAAACGCCAGTAAAAGTCTTAACACACCACAGCACAACTGCACAGACCCTCGAAGATTTTGCAGGAAAAGAGAATTTGTTGACGTACTCTGAAGGAGCTTTTGCTAGTAATTGGGGGAATGCAGCTACAGCTACAGACAATACACACCCTAATCCGATAGATGGAGCTTTAACAGCTTCAACACTTAAATCTACAAGTGGTACTCAGCACCGAACTATAAGCGTTAATATTCCAACAGCAGGAAGCTATGTCTTTTCAGTTTATTTAAAGAAAAAGACAGGGTCAGCCTCAGTTGGTATAGGAGACTTTACAGATGGAACTGTTACTCAAACAGTCACCGATGAGTGGCAAAGGTTTAGTAAAACAACAACTTTTTCAGCAGGAACTCACACATTCACAATTCGAGTAGGAGATACAGATGAAGAAGTATTTGCTTGGGGTGCACAAGTAAACTCCAACTCCTTAAAGGATTACCAGAAGACAACAGGCACAGCCCTCACAGGCGATGTTTTTTGCTCTGTGTGGTATGACCAAAATCAAGGACACGATGCTTACCAAGATACGGCTAACAATCAGCCTCGTATCGTTAAAGGATCAGAACTTGTGACTTCTGGAGGAAAACCTGCGTTAGATTTTGATGGTGCAGGGAGCGGAAACACGGATCATTTAGACATTGAATTTTTGCGTAGAAATTCACGTTTCGATATGTTTGCAATGTACGATACGGATGATACACAATTTTCTATATTGCAAGATCCTCAGAACGGAAACTTAGTGGCTACAACTCAAGACGGAAGTTCGACAACTTGGAAGAACTCTAACTTTGCTGATGCTAATTCCAAAGCCTACGTAAATGGAACGATATTGTCTGCTGATACACGCAATCAGCTTCACGATCAAGGAGGTCAAAGGAAACTAGTAACCTTCGAGAATTGCTACACATCTACTTTAGGAAGTCTAAACATAGGTCTAGCAGCAGGAGATACGAATTGGAATTTCTCAGGAAAGATTTGTGAATTAATCATGTTTCCTAACATGAATCCTTCTTCTAAGCGTTTTAACATCGAGCAGAATATGTTGAGGCATTATGATGTAAACCTTGTGGCTAATGGAACCTTTGAAACGACAAGTAATTGGACAACAAATGGCGATGCAACAATCAATACGTCCACCAATTCAGCCATTATTGATGGCACTTCACAAACTAGCTATATCGTTCAAGGTGTTCTAACAGAAGGCAAGACATACGTTCTGACCTTTGATGTTTCTTCAGATAACGGCACAGGTAATAGATGGATCACTAATAATTTAGGTGGAAGTGGACTCTATTATAACATTACTGGAAATGGCAGTAAGTCTGTCATCTTCACCCATACTGATTCTCATCCTAATTTATTTTTCACAGCAAGAAATGGAGGATATTTTGTAGTGAGCAACGTAAAAGTCCAAGAGTACGGAACCGATGGTTTTATAAATACGTTATTTGATCAGAGCGGAAACAACTGCCATGCGACTCAAGCGACTGCTGCTAATCAGCCACAGCTTGTTAGCGGTGGAGACTTAATCAAGTCAGGTGGGCATCCTGCTTGGGAGTTTACACAAACAAGTCCAAGTTATTCTAACCTTGAAATACATGGAGTAAATGCAGCTAGGCTCGATGCTTGGTTTGTTGCAGATACTTCAAGCACTCAACATATTTACCCATCACAACACGACAATGGAAGTAGGCATGGTTGGATTGCTCAAGATGGTGACTCTAATGTTCAAGCCCACCTCAATTATGGAGGAGAACCAGTAAGACTATATGCAAACGGAACACTGGTTGGAGGTTATGACATAACAAGGGACGCAGTTCACGCAGGTCTTAACGGACGAAAGTTAGTACACCATCAGGACGCAGACACAACAGATTGGACAATAACTCAGGTTGGGTGGTACGGACAAGGTAATGCTGTCAGTTCTCACATCCCTTGGGGGTACGAAGGAAAGATGAGCGAGATGATCTGGTACACAGAGGATATGTCTGGATCAAAAGCGAATATAGAGACAGCAATCAATTCACATTACAACATTTATTAAAAGACATGGCATATCTAATATTTGAATCTAAAGAAGGAGCACAAGCTCGATCAGAACAAGCTGCAAAACAAAAGAACACTTCATTCTGGTCTACTGGACAAGGCACGAAGTATTGGTGGGGCATTGGAGAGGAGGCAGCCGAAGAAGAGCCTCGTGCATTCATTGAGATACAAAAGAATGTTTGGACTGACGAGGAGACAGAAGAGGAACACGTAAGCATTCCTGATCAAGCTCTACTTACTGAAGAAGAGATACAATCTTTAGCGTCTGAGCTTCCAGAAGACTGGGTGTATCCTCCAGATCCTATGGCAGAAGACAACGATGAGGACAGTGATGATGAGGACGATGCCGATGAAGAACCTCCACTTGTAGATTAATATGATCGATTACCTTTTAAAGTTTGACTCTAAGAACATGGCGATTGTGTTCGCTGAACAGATGGGATTCACAACAACTGAAGATGAAGGAAATGGTATTGAAGTTACCCTTCCTCTTTCCCAAAGCGAGAACCACGTTTACACAGTCATTGGCGAACACTTTGAGGACACAGGAAAGACCGAGACTATTCGAGATGAGTCAGGTATGGAGTGGGAGCAGCCAATAATGAAAGGCGATGGAAAGCATTGGGTTCTCTTTAGAGACATCAAAGGTGACATGGATGCCGAACCTGCTGAAGAATTTATAGTATGGAGCAGTGACATGACCGAGCGTGTTAGAAAGCGTGATGAGAATGGTCAGTTCATTGCAAACGATCCAGACACCCCAGAAGACGAAGCTTGGGAAGAAGTTCCAGTGCCTAGACCTGAGAACGCCCCCGATAGAATATTTTTATAATTTATGAATTACGAATCACAAACAGCCGAGCAGATCTATTCAGTTCTTGAAGGCAGAAGACATAGTTACCTGGATAGAGCTAGGCAGTGTTCTAAACTTACAATACCTTACATCTTACCTGATGAAGGGTTTGGATCACACTCACGACTCAATACACCATTTCAAGGCGTGGGGGCCAGAGGTGTCAACAACCTTGCGTCCAAGTTATTGTTGGCACTTCTTCCACCCAACATAAGTTTCTTTAGACTCCAGGTGGACACCAACAAGCTACAGCAAGAAGGTGCGCCAGAGGAAGTAGTGAGTGAGATAGATTCAGCACTACGTAAAGTTGAAGACGCTGTAATGGATGAGATAGCCAAGGAGCGTTATCGAGTAGTTATTCACGAAGCACTCAAACAACTCATTGTTACAGGAAACTGTTTGCTTTACTTGGATCAAAATGGAGGCATGAGAGTGTTTAGGTTAGATAGGTTTGTTATTGAAAGAGATCCTATGGATAATGTCCTTACGATAGCAACAAAGGAAACACTCAACTACGAAGCCCTTGATGATGATATTAAAGCAGCCATACAGAAGCCACAGGATTCTGGAGTAGGTGATGGAGGCAACTGTAACCTATACACAGCGATGTGTAAGTATGGGGACAAGTGGATGCTGAAGCAGGACATCAATGGTGTTGTTCTTCCAGAGACAGGTAAAACTTTTCCTCTTGATAAGAACCCCTACATCCCTCTTAGATTTAGTAGAGTTGATGGAGAAAACTTCGGACGCTCATATGTAGAAGAGTACCTTGGTGACTTACAGTCCCTTGAGTCTCTTACTAGAGCTATTGTTGAAGGTAGTGCAGCAGCAGCCAAGGTGTTGTTCTTGGTTAATCCGAATGGGACTACAAGACACAAGAGTCTTTCTGAGTCACCTAACGGAGCTATTGTACAAGGTAATGCAGGGGATGTATCAACTCTCCAACTCAACAAGTTCAACGATTTCAGAGTTGCTGCGGAAACAATCAACCAGATCAAAGACAGGCTTGCTCAGAACTTCCTGCTCACTAGCAGTGCAATCAGGAATGCCGAGCGAGTAACTGCTGAAGAAATCCGATTGATCTCGCAGGAACTTAACGCAGCCCTTGGTGGTATCTTTAGTTTACTTAGCAATGATCTACAGGCTCCTTTATTGAGTCGTTTGATGAGTGTTATGGAAAAGAACAAGAAGATGCCAAAGCTTCCAAAGGATCTAGTGAATCCTGTCATTGTTACAGGTCTTGATAGCCTTGGAAGACAAGGAGATCTTAACAGTCTCGATTCATTCCTTCTTGGTTCCAGTCAGGTGTTAGGGCCAGAGGCGGTAGCTAACTTTGTTAACGTATCTGAGTACATCAAGCGGAGAGCCACAGCACTTGGTATCAAGACAGCAGGACTTATAAAGACTCAAGAGCAGTTGGCCCAAGAACAGCAACAAGCACAGATGATGCAGATGGCTGAGAAACTTGGCCCTGCCGGAATAAAAGCAGCTAGTGATCAATCGCTTGCTGATCAACAACAACAACAAATAGAAGAAGAACCACCAACTGAATAAATGGGAGATAAAAAGTATGGAAAGTTACGAAATAAACCAACCGACCGAAGGCGAAGAGATGTCTCTAGAAGAGCAGTTAGCTCAACAGGAGGCAGCACAGCAAAACCCTTCTGGACAAGAGGAACAACCAACTCAAGAAGAGACTCAACAACAACAACAGGAGGATCTGATTCTTGGTAAGTTTAAATCACAAGAAGACCTTGCGGAAGCGTACGAGAATCTTGAGAAGAAACTTGGCGAGAAACAACCCGAAGAACAGCCGACGGAAACAGAAGCTGAAGGAACTCAAAGCGAAGTGCCTGTATCCAAAGCAATTCAAGATGCTAGTGATGCGTTCTACGAAAACGGAGAATTGACTGAAGATAATTTCAAGGCTCTTGAAGAAAACGGCATTCCTAGAGAATTTGTTGAGGCTTACGTTAAAGGTCAAGAGGCTTCAATGCAGTCTGAAGTTGTTGAAATAACAAACAGCATTGGAGGTCAAGAAAACTACGACGCTATGGTTGAGTGGGCTTCTAATACCTTACCGTCTGAAGAGATAGATAGTTTTGATCAGATTGTTAGCGAGTCTACACCGGAAGCAGCTAAGATGGCTGTTAAAGGACTGTATGCTCGCTTTCTAAGTGAAGGAGGCCAACAGCCAAGCATTAGACAAGGAAACACCTCTGGAGCAGCAGTACAACCATTTCAAAGTAACGCTCAAGTAGTCGAGGCTATGAGAGACAAGAGGTATGAAAATGATCCTGCATATCGTGAAGAAGTCGAAAGACGATTAGCAGTATCTACAAGAGTATAATTAATTTATGATAACGTATATTATTGAAAATAAAGCAGAGCTTATTGGCATTGCTACGGCTGTTGTTACAGCAGCTAGTCTTATATCAGCACTTACACCAAACAAGGCTGACAACAAGATTACAGCAGTTGCATTAAAGCTAATCAACTGGCTTGCCATTAATGTTGGCAAAGCAAAACCTAAAGAATAAACAACACTATGATTAAGTTACTCGTAGGTTTTCTATTCAACTTTCCGAAGATCTGCGAGTACTTCTTCAAGGTTGTTGAGGCTTATGAAAAAGAAGCTTACAATCGCAGTCGTAATCGCAACGCTGATCTTATCGATGAGTGGTTGTATAGTGACAAGCCCCCCGAAGAGCAAGATTCCCCATTTCATCTCGAAACTGAAAGTCCATTCGTTCACCGACCAGGAAAGGGAGACAATCGCAGAGATCCTGAGATACGTGAATGATTTGGAACACAGGAGAAATAGATAAAGATTTCAACACACAAAAGACAAGACACAACAAAAGTGAACCGAGAGGTTTGTTTAATGTGCAGCCCCTTGCGAGGGACAACTAATCAAAGAACACCGAGTAGGTCTTTTTGTTTTATTGAATGAGTGAGTTGTTAATAACCCAAATATAAACAACAAAACATAATAAAATAGAAAGGACATAGAAATATGGCTAATGGAAACACAACTCCATCAAGAGTAGGTCAGTCCCATACTATTAATGCTAATGGAACTTTTAACGCAGCAGGAGATGCTAATGCGTTGTTTCTTAAAGTATTTAGTAATGAGATTCTTACTACTTTTGATGAGGTAAACATAA